AATTGTGGAGCCTAAGAACTACTAATGTTTTTATCTAGTACAGATACAGAAATTGGAGACCTTGGTGTCACCACAACGAATAACAGAGGGCATTCGATAGAAGAAGTCGCTAAAATGACAACTGATAAAATAGTTTCTATTAGTGATACAGCCCCTGCGCCGATTAAGGCACAAGCTCACGCATTTAAAAATGCGTGCCATAAGATAATTGTGTATTATATGCAGGAAGCGGTTAATAACCACATGTGTACAATATGCAATCAATTAGAAAAACAAGGTCATAAAGACCTAGCTAATATTATTAGGAGACTATAATGGCAATAACACAAGCGATGTGTACTAGCTTCAAGAAAGAACTCTTGCAAGCTAAACATAATTTTAGTACAGGGGGAAACACTTTTAATCTGGCTCTTTATACGAGTTCAGCTACGATGAGTGCTTCCACTACAGCTTATACAACCAGTCAAGAGGCGACAGGTACTAATTACACAGCAAAAGGAAGTGCTTTAACTAAAGTAGAGCCTACTTCTTCTGGAACCACTGCGTTCACAGACTTTGCTGATTTGACTTTTGGTACAGCTACCGTAACGGCTAGAGGGTGTATGATTTTCAACGACACAGCTACAGGTGATCCTGCTGTGGCGGTGTTTGATTTTGGTGGCAATAAAACCTCTACAGCAGGAAGTTTTACCATCACATTCCCTACTGCTGATGCAAGTAACGCTGTCATAAGAATAGCGTAAATTTAGCCAATGGCTAATATAAATGGCTGGGGCAGAGGCACTTGGGGTCAACTAACCTGGGGTGAGCCTCTACCTGTTGAATTAACAGGATTGGCTGGCACAGGAGCAGTTGGCACAGTAGTTGCGTCTATCCCTATTTCCGTGTCCCTTAGTGGATTAGCGGGAACTTCAGCTTTAGGAAGTGTTGTAGCTACAGGTGGTGCTACTATAACTGAGACAGGTTTAGGTGGTGTTGGAGCAGTAACCTCTATTTCTAGTGTAACTGGAACAGCGAATGTCCCTGAAACTGGGGTAGCTGGAACAGGAGCAGTAGGTACATTAGCCACTACAGGAGCAGCACTACATGGAGTTACAGGACACGCTGGAACGACAGGACAAGGTGACGAAACTGTTACGGGAGACTGTAATCAAGCCTTAACCACAGTAGTAGGAACTGGAGCAGTTAGTAGTGTAGCTACAGTAACAGTTAATAAGTTTGGCCTAGTTGGAAGCATTCCAGCAACAGGAGTTGTTAATGGTACATTTGGATTTAATTTAGATTGTAATATAACTTTAACAGGGCAAGTAGGAACAGGAGAAATAACCAGTTTATTAGTGTGGGGAATCATAGATGATAGCCAAGATCCTAATTGGACTGAAATAGCCGCTTAATATTTTAATGAATTCATATATAATGAAATTGGAGACAGATTATGGCAACTTATGTAAATGATTTAAGACTTAAAGAAATCGCTACGGGCGATGAGTCTGGAACGTGGGGAACATCCACAAACACTAATTTAGAACTTATAGCAGAGGCCTTTAGTTATGGCACAGAAGCTGTCTTTGACAGTGATGCTAATAAAACAGCTACTATAGCAGATGGATCGACTGATCCATTCAGGTCTTTATACGTTAAAGTAACAGGGAGTGCTACTTTAAGCACAACCCGTGTACTTACTATAGAACCTAATACAGTTTCTAAAGTCTATATAATAGAAAACGCAACCACAGGATCACAAATTATAACTATTAAACAAGGCTCAGGTTCTACCGTTAATATAGCCAATGGTGCAGTAAAAATGGTTTATTTAGACGGTGGTGGTAGTGGTGCAGCAGTTACTGATGCGTTAGTTGATTTAGATTTAACTGGTACTACTACAATGGCTACTGTAGATATTAATGGTGGTGCGGTAGATGGAGTTACTCTAGGAACTAATTCTGCGGTAACTCAAGCAGTAATTGATGATGTAAATATTAATGGTGCCACTATTGGTCATACATCCGACACGGATTTAATGACTGTAGCTAGTGGTATTTTAACGGTTGCTGGAGAAGTTTCGATGACCACCTTAGACATAGGTGGTACAAATGTTACTGCGACAGCAACAGAATTGAATTATTGTGATGGCGTGACATCAAACATACAGACTCAGCTTGATGCAGGAACCACAGTAGGTAAGGCTATCGCTATGGCGATGGTATTTGGATAAATTTAGGAGAAAAAGATGGCAAATCCCAATCTAGTAAATGTCGCAACAATTACAGGTGAAAGTGTCTGTGGTGCATTAACCACTACCACTACTGTTGATTTAGTGACTGCAGCTACTGATACACTCGTTAAAATTAATAGTGTAGTTATTGCTAATATTGATGGCACTAACTCAGCTACAGTGACAATGGGTATTATTAAGAGCGGTGGTTCTGTTGTGCATTTTGCTTCCACGATTGCTGTTCCTGCGGATGCAACGCTAGTTCTTGTTGATAAGAACTGGGGATTGTATTTGGAGGAAGGCGATTTAATCGAAGGCGGAGCAAGTGCTAACAGTGACTTAACGTACTTTATTTCATACGAAATACTTAATGACGCATAGAGGAAATAATTATGGCTCACTTTGCAGAATTAAATTCTAGTAATGTTGTATTACGAATTGTTGTAATATCAAATGATGAGGTAGATGCTAACGGTGGAGATTTATCTGCCGATGCAGAAACATTTGTTGGAACTATAGTTCCTCACACATCAGGCGGTACTGCTTGGAAACAAACCTCGTACAATAATAAATTTAGAAAACAATACGCTGGTATGGGTTATAGTTATGATGCAACTAATAATGTATTCATTGAACCAAAACCCCATGCTTCATGGACTTTAAACGGCAGTTTTGATTGGCAAGCTCCAGTTACCTATCCTTCTGTAACAAAAATAGGAGGAGAAGAAGCCTTGATTAGATGGGATGAAACCAACAAAAAATGGTTAGCGACTGAAGCTGATAAAAATTATACGTGGAACACAGGTACTTCTGCGTGGGATGAAGTCTAATGGGGTGGGGAAGTAATGGCGGTATAATCGGTCCCGATAATGACCTATTTGTTCAGTCCAGTAGCAAAAGAACCACTTTTAATTCAAGCGGTACTTTTACCGCAGCTCCTCTCAGCACAACCACTAACGTAAGTGTTTTAGTTGTTGCTGGTGGTGGTGGAAGTGCCTATGAAAGAAGTGGAGGCGGTGGGGCTGGTGGTTTTAGAGAACCTTCTACCCAACCTGTTCCAGCTTCTCCTCTCCCTGTTACTGTAGGTGCTGGCGGAGCAGCTAAGACCAGTCCGAGTTCACCAGAAATAGGTAATCAAGGTTCAGATTCAGTTTTTGCCACAACTAGTAATCCAGTTACTTCAGAAGGCGGTGGTTATGGGGCTAAGGGTGCTGATGGAGGTGATGGTGGTTCTGGTGGTGGTTCAAGTTATCCACAAGACAATAATTCTGGAGGGGCTGGTAATACTCCACCTGTATCTCCCCCACAGGGTTTTTTAGGTAATTGTGGAGATGATCTCCCTGGTTCAAACGAAATATGTGGTGGTGGTGGCGGTGCTGGTGCTGCTGGTGTGTTTGGTTATAACGATGGTAATTTGGTTCCCGTTCGGGGTACTGGAGGTACTGGTAGACCTTCAAACGCTTCAGGTTCAGATGTAACCTATGCTGGAGGCGGTGGAGGTGGCGGTCAAGTTGGCGCTCCATCTCCTGGTGCTTTTGCTGGTGGTTCTGGTGGCGGTGGTGCAGGTGCGAGTGCAGGTGCAGCTACGGCTGGTTCAGCTAACACAGGCGGAGGTGGTGGCGGTGGTGGTCCACAAAATTCTCCAGGTGCAGGTTTTCCTGGTCCAAGTTCAGCAGCAGGCGGTTCAGGTATTGTTATTGTTAATGAGCCTAAAGGTACTATAGTTGCTTCAGGAGTATGGGATATTAATTTTCTTTACGACAGTAAAGTTAACGATAATTGGATAAGCTAAAATGAGTAGATTAATTGGTTCAAAACAAAGTGCTTCCTTAACTGATAAGGTAACATCTATAACTTCAAGCACTAATTTCACAGCAGACGCAACTGCGGGGGTTACACCCGATTGTAAATTATTAGTCGTTGCTGGTGGTGGCGGTTCTTGTCACGGAGGCGGTGGCGGAGGTGGGTATAGAGAAATAGACCCACATCCTTTACCAGCTTCTTCAGTGCCTGTAACGGTTGGTGGTGGCGGTGCTGGATCACCTGAAAATACCGTAGGAGGAAAAGGAAGTGACAGTGTTTTTGGTTCCGCTACACCCATTACCTCTACAGGTGGCGGTGGCGGAGGAGCTATAGCTTCTGGAGGTTCTAGCGTAGGACAACCAGGAGGTTCTAGCGGTGGTAGCGGTGGTAATGCACCTACAGCAACAGACGCCCTCCCTGGAAATGAAGGGGGGTATTCTCCACCCGAAGGAAACACTGGCGGATATGGAAGATATAACGGTAGTAGCTATTACACTGCTGGAGGCGGTGGCGGAGCTGGTGGTGACGGTGGAGATGAAACACCCGGACCTGCTGATTCCAATGCTGTAGCTGGTCAAGGCGGATTAGGTGCTGAATCTAATGTTTCTGGTTCCCCTGTCTATTACGCAGGTGGAGGCGGAGGTGGCTATCGTTTTAGCTGGAAACTCTGGCCAGAAGCTGCACTGTATCGTTATGGCGCTCCCGGTGGTCACGCTATGGGTGGTGGTAAGCGTCTAATAAATGAAAAAGGTGGAGCTGGTGATGCTTCAAACTCAGGTGGTACTGCTGGAGTAGCAAATACTGGAGGTGGTGCAGGCGGAGCTACATTACATCAAGCCCCTCCTGCTATGCCATCAATTCCGGGTACGGGTGCTGCTGCTGGTTCAGGAATAGTTATTGTTAGCGAACCCAATGCAACTTGGTCTGCGGGTGGTGTTTGGGACACACAACAAGCATTTAAACAGAAGGTAGAAGGTAATTGGCGATAGGTTCTGATGAATCTAGAATATTATTATTGGTATTTTACCAAAGCTGTTCCAGAGCGTATTTGTGATGATATAGTTCGATACGGCAAGGAATCAGAAAAAGAAATGGCTCTTACAGGTCATCAACGCACAGAGCCTCCTTCTAAAGAAGAATTAAAAAATATTCAAAAGAAAAGAAAGTCAGACATCGTTTGGATGTCGGATAAATGGATTTACAAAGAAATACATCCTTTTGTTTCTCAGGGTAATATTAATGCTGGATGGAATCATCAATGGGATTGGTCAGAAGCGTGTCAGTTTACCGAATATAAAAAAGGACAGTTTTATGATTGGCATTCAGATAGTAATGCTAAACCTTATGATGTAGAAGAAAATTTGAATTCACATGGCAAAATAAGAAAGTTGTCTATGACTTTAAGTTTAACTGACCCTGATGAATACGAAGGTGGGGATTTAGAATTTGATTTTAGAGATACAGATATAGGCAGTCAGCCTCGTATTTGTGAAGAAGTAAGACCGAAGGGGAGTATAATAGTTTTTCCTTCATTCATCTGGCATAGAGTAAAACCAGTTACCAAAGGAATAAGGCATTCTTTAGTATGTTGGAGTTTAGGACAGCCGTATGTTTAAAGAAGCTAAGTATTCATTAATTAAAAGAGTCGTATCAGAAGAATTGGCTGATTTTTGCTATGATTATTTTCTTAAAAAAAGGCAAGTAGCAAGAATTTTTTATGATACTCGTTATATCTCTCAATACAATCAGGATTGGGGAAGGTGGAATGATGAACAAGTCCCTGATACATACAGTCATTATGGGGATGTGGCGATGGAGACTTTGTTAGAAAAACTACAACCTCGCATAGAAGCAGAGAGTGGAGTAAAGTTATATCCTACTTATAGTTATGCTCGTATATATAAAAAGGGGGATGTGCTACACAGACATACTGACAGGTATAGTTGCGAAATATCGGCTACGATGAATTTAGGCGGTGATCCTTGGGAATTATTTATAGACCCAACAGGCGGTACAGGAAAAAGTGGTAAAGCTATTTTAATGGAACCCGGAGATTTAGTAATGTATCGTGGTTGTGAGTTAGAACATTGGCGAGAGGAGTTTGAAGGAGAAAACTGTGGTCAGGTTTTTTTCCATTACAACGATGCGTCTGGGAAAGAAGCTGATGAAAATAAGTACGATACTAGACCTTTTTTGGGATTACCTTCTGAGTTTAAGGGGATAAAAGTTGAAACCTGAGTACGAAATAAAAAATGATTTTATAGGGGTTTTTGATAATTACTTTGAACCTAGTGTTATTAATGGATTTTTAAAGTATTACGAAGAACTAGATAAACAAGGATTAACTTATACCAGACAAAGTTTTGGAGATGCACCGAAACATAGAAAAGATGATACTTCTGCCAATACCAATGCAGGGATTATTATAAATGGTGGAGAAGTTAGTTGTAATTTGCCCAACCAACCCTTTATAAAAACCTTCTTTTCAAAGATTTACCCTATTTATGCCGAAAAATATTCTCAGTTACAAGATCACGATTATCACACTATTTATGATATTAAGGTACAGAAGAGTGAAGTAGGACAAGGGTATCATGTATGGCATTGTGAGCAATCAGGAATGGCTTCCAGAAGCCGTGTTTTAGCTTTAATCTTTTATTTGAATGATGTGGAGAAAGGAGGAGAGACTGAATTTCTTTATTATAGTCGTAGGATTAAAGCTAAAAAGAATAGATTAGTTTTATTTCCTTCTGCTTATACCCATACCCATAGAGGTAATCAGCCCTTATCTGGGGAAAAATATGTAGTGGCTTCGTGGGTTGAATATGGAGTGCAATAATGGAAAAGACTGAAAAAATGGAAATAAAACTTAAAGCACATGAAGATATTTGTGCTATAAGGTATGATAATATTGAGAAAAGACTGGAAGCAGGAAGCAAGCGCTTTGACAAAATAGATAAGCTAATAATTGGTTTATATACTATGTTTTTAGGGTTTACTGCTTATTTAGAATTTTTAAAGTAACAGGAGACAGGAATGCCTTTAATTCCCTTACGTTTCCGCGCCGGAATTAACCGGGAAGGAACCGATTACAGTAATGAAGGAGGTTGGTATGATGCCAACTTAGTTCGTTTTCGTAAGGGTTATCCGGAAAAGATAGGGGGCTGGAGCAAAGATATTTCTTCAACGTTTAAAGGCAGTTGTCGAGCATTGCACGCATGGGTTGATTTACAAGGAACTAAATGGCTGGCACTAGGTACTCATCTTAAATATTACGTTAGTAAAGGAAATACGTATAGTGATGTAACGCCTATTAGATCCACTACTTCAGCAGGAGATGTCACTTTCTCTGCGAGTAACGGAGATGCCACTATTACAGTAACTGATACTGCACACGGAGCAGTACAAAATGATTTTGTCACGTTCAGTGGGGCTGCCAGTTTAGGCGGAAACATAACGGCAACGGTATTAAACCAAGAGTACCAGATTGCCACCATTACAAGTACCAGTGTTTATACTATTGAAGCCAAAGATACCGACGGAGATGAAGTAACTGCCAATAGCAGTGATACGGGAAACGGTGGTGGGTCTGTGGTCGGCGCTTATCAATTGAATACTGGACTAGATACTTATGTAGATAACACCGGATGGGGAGCTAGTACATGGGGCGGAGGAACGTGGGGAAGTGCAGCAACTTTAAGCTTTACCAGTCAATTACGCCTGTGGTCGCACGATAATTTTGGTGAAGATTTGTTATTGAATCCACGCAACGGGGGAATTTATTACTGGGATGTCAGTGATAGTTATACAACAGTACAGCGAGCGGTTAATTTAACCAGTGAGACTAATGCTAATTTAGTCCCTACTGTAGCTTTACAGGTTGTAACCAGTGATGTGTCTCGACATTTACTGGCCCTCGGTGCAGATCCTATATCTGGAAGCTCACGAACTGGTTCTGCAGATCCTTTATTTGTAT